AAATAATCAAACAGAAGAAACTATATCTTGGGAAGTTCTTTCTATTCCTGCATGGCTGGATGAAGAATCTTCTAAACTTTTAAACTTACCAGTTGGTTCCAGTTATTTTCCTGAATGGAAACCTGAAAAAGTTCTCAGGATGGATGAAGCAGAGATCAGAGCTAATAATGGTGCTAAGTATTGGAATGCCTTGTATATGCAGAATCCTACCCCTGATGAAGGTGGTGCTATTAAATCAACATGGTTTAAAACATGGGAAGGAGATGATGCTCCCACTTGTAATATGATTATACAAACATATGATACAGCATTCTCCACCAAGAGCACAGCAGATTATAGTGTCATACAAACATGGGGTATCTTTGATTGTCCTGTGGAAGATCATCAAGGGAGAGAGTATTATGCACCTTCCCTGATATTATTAGGAAATACCAGAGATAGATTTGAATATCCTGAACTCAGAAGAGTAGCTCAAGAATTATATGATGAATGGAAACCAGAAGTCTGTATCGTGGAAAAGAAAGCTTCAGGACAGTCTCTAATCCAAGATATGCGTAGAGCTGGACTTCCAGTGTTGGATTACTTGCCAGATCGTGATAAACTCTCTAGAGTACATGCTGCTACTCCTATAATGGAGGCAGGACGATTGTGGATACCACGTTTTAAAGATTGGGCAGAAGACTTGTACGCAGAAGCTATACAGTTTCCATATGGGAAAAACGATGACCAAGTGGATGCAATGGCTATGGCTATACATTATCTAAAGGATTCATGGCATCTTACGCATCCTGAAGATCCTGAATATGAGTCTAAACCAATCGAAACAAAAAGATACTGGAGTTTTAACTAATGGATTTTTCTGGATTAAAAGGTTTATTGGGTTTTGGAAAAAAGCAAATTACTCCCCAAGAAACAGAAGTAGTAGAAGAAGAAGCTATAATAACTCCTGATAGTGTAGTTGAAGAAATTGCAGTTGAAGACTATACTCCTTATATAGATCATTTAATAGAAAAAGAAGGTATAAGATATGAAGCTTATAAACCTACAACAAAAGAGAATGAACCTTGGACTATAGGTGTAGGTGCAACAGGAGAAGGTATTGCTGAAGGTACAGTCTGGACACCTGAAGAAGTTCGTACTAGGTTACAAACTGATATTGTAGAACGACTTCCAGAAATAAGAAGACAGATTCCTAACTTTGATTCTTTACCTATTGAATTAAAAGTACCTTTATTAGGTTCATGGTTCAGAGGTGGAGTTAGTGGTAGTCCAAAGACAAAGGAATTAATAGCTGAAGGTAACTTTACAGAAGCTGCTAAAGAATTTTTAAGAAATAAAGAGTATGAAGAATCTAAAACAGAAGAGGGTAGAGCCAAAGGTATGCGTGGAATAGGTCTACGTATGGAAGAATTTTCCGAAGCTCTGCGAAGACATGGAGAGAATGTACAAAGTAACGCAACTGGTGGTATGGTAATGCGTAACCCCTATAATAATTATAATAAACAGAGGATAATATAATGGCTGTAGAAAGAAATCCTTTCGAAGGTAGTAAACAAGCAGTAGAGTTAGACGAACTTGAAGAAAAAGTAGAAGCTGTTACTGCTCCAGATGGTATTGAAATAGAAATAGAAGGTGAAGAAGAGATAGAAGTAATACCAACAGAAAGCGAACATTATGCTAATCTTGTTTCCGAATGTGATGAAGAGAAATTAAAAGAAATTGCCAGTGAAGTTATAGAAGGATTTAATACTGATAAAGATTCCAGAGAAGAATGGGAAGAAACATTTGAGAGAGGTTTTGATCTTCTTGGTTTAAAACTCCAAGAGACGAATGAACCTTTTGAAGGAGCATGTACTGCAGTTCACCCCCTCTTGATTGAGTCAGCTGTTAAGTTTCAATCCAAGGCATCACAAGAACTCTTTCCTTCAGGAGGTCCAGTTAAAGCACAGATCTTAGGTAAGGTTACACCAGAACGTGAGCTACAAGCACAACGTGTTAAACAGTTTATGAATTATCAGTTAACTGATCAAATGCCAGAATACTTTGATGAGTTTGAAAGAATGCTTTTTCACTTACCTCTAGTAGGTTCAGCATTTAAAAAGATTTATTATGATATGTCCTTGGAACGTCCTGTATCAGAATTTATACCAGTAGATCAATTCTATGTGTCTTATTATGCAACAGATCTCAGAAGAGCTGATCGTTATACACATCTTATCTATAGATCACCCAATGATATGCGTAGAGATATAGCAAGTGGTATGTATGCTGATGTAGATCTACCTAAAGCTAGTACACCAAATCAAACAACTATGGGATCTAAGATAGATGAGATTATGGGATTTACACAAGTAGATTCCACTGATCCTCAATATACCTTATTAGAACAACATTGTTATTTAAATCTTGATGATAATGAAGATGCAGTAGCACTACCTTATGTTGTAACTGTAGAACAAGAGTCCAGACAAGTACTATGTATTCGTAGAAATTATGATGAGAATGATCCTAAGTTTCAAAAGAAATTACATTTTACCCATTATAAATATGTACCCGGATTCGGATTCTATGGGTTAGGACTTATACATTTCCTTGGTAATCTTACTATGACAGCAACAACTGCCATGCGTTCCTTAGTGGATGCTGGACAGTTTGCTAATCTTCCGGGTGGGTTTAAAGCTAGAGGAGTACGTATGGTTGGAGATAATGCTCCAGTAGCTCCGGGTGAATTTAAAGAAGTAGAAGCTACAGGTATAGATCTTTCAAAAGCTATTATACCTTTACCTTATAAAGAACCATCACAAACTCTTATGGCTATGTTAAATTTTGTTGTAGGTGCTGGACAGAAATTTGCTGATTCTACTGAACAAGTAATTTCTGAATCTACTAACTATGGACCTGTAGGAACAACTATGGCTCTCTTAGAAGCATCATCCAGATTCTTTACAGCTATTCATAAACGATTACATAAATCACAGAGAGATGAGTTTCAATTATTAGCACAAATTAATTATGATTTCTTACCAGAAAATTATCCTTATGAAGTAATAGGTGGAGATCAATCGGTAATGAAAATGGATTTTGATGGACGTATAGATGTTGCTCCTGTATCTGATCCTAATATTCCAAGTAGTGCACACAGAGCAGCACTAAGTCAAATGGCTTTGTCCTTGGCACAGCAAACTCCTCCGGGTATGTTTAACATGAGAGCATTGTATCATGAAGTTCTTTCAGCATCGAACTTTCCAAATCTAGAACAGGTACTACCACCAGAACCTCAACCAGAACCAAGAGATCCAATGGGTGATATATTAGCTATTTCTCAAAGTTTACCAATTAAAGCATTTCCGGGTCAGAATCATCAAGCTCATATCACATTTAAAACTGCTTTCTTACAAGATCCTTTATTAGGTAAAAATCCTTTAATGAAAATGGGTGTACCTATTCTAGAAGCGAATATACGTGAACATATACTTTTACAATACCAAGAACAACTAGGTGGTATAGTACAAGAAAGTGGTATAGCAAATGATCCACAAACTATGGAAATGGTAATGGCTCAAGCAGCTGAACAAATTGCTCAGGCAAATGCTAACCAAGCAGCAGCAATGTCACCTGAACAACAGATGTTAATGAATGAACAGCAAAGAATAGAACTTGACGAACAAAAAGCAAATGTTGAAGCAGTAAAAGATGTATCAGAACTTGCTATTAGAAATCGTGAAGTTGATCTTAAAGAAGATGAACTTGCTGTTAAAGCTATGACAGAAGCTGGTAAGCTTGCTCTGAAAGATAAAGAGGGAGCATCTAAGAGTATGGAACTTGCAGCTCGTATAGCTCTTGATGCAGAGAAACTCGATTCGAGTATTGATGAACGTCAAGCTAATAAAGCTATTGATACATTCCTTAAAGTAACAGAAATGGAAAATAAAGATGCCACTAAAAAAAGGAAAGAGTAAACAAGTAATTTCCAGCAACATTAAAGAATTAAAAGGTGCAGGGTATAAAAAGAAACAAGCTATTGCCATTGCATTGGATAACGCCAGACGGAGCAGAAGGAAAAAGGTTTAAATGGATTTTATGACAGAAATAAAGGATTCTTTCAAGGAAG